TCCACCTGATGGACCACCCGGACCACCTTCACCCTCAGGTGGAGCTAATCCAGCGTTTTGCATTGCTTTTTTCCTTTCTAAAATTTTGTATTTCTCATTTTCTTCAATATCTCTATCAGTAAATTTCATAATATTACGAGCAATCCATTCGACACTAAGGAATGGTTTACCCTCCATATCTTGGAGATTACTCGACAAATTAGCAGCTATTTGAGCCCTTTTATCTAAGTTGGCTAAATATTTCCATTCTTCGAATAATACATCAGAGTTGAACATTAATTTCATTGAATTGAAGAATACAATATCTTTCTTTAATTCTGGAAAATTCAAAATCATTTGAATTCTTAATGGTTTGGTTATAATTTCCTTAAATATTGTTCTTATACGGTTGATAAAATTTTTGAATTTTATTTCATCTCTGGTAATTTGTGTTGTTGAATCATATAAAGTACCACCACCACTTTCTTCTTCGAATCTTTGGAATGGTATTTTACTTGCTCTTTTGAAATTTTTAAAGAACCATTGTAAAGTAACATCTTCAGCTAAATTATTTTGTTCTGGTCTTACTATGTCAAATGATGGAGATTGACCAGCACTCGATGGAAACCAAAAGTCCTTAGCGTGTGGAATATTTGTACTTCCATTTATCATCACCAATCCTAAATGTTCATCCCATTGAACATCTTCATGATAATCGGACATTAATTCATATATTTGTTGTTCAGCTTGTTGACGGGATAATCCATCTACTGGAATTATGAATTTTTTATACAAAGAAGCTTGATTGATATTGTATAATAATTTAGCCTGTTCAATCATTTTTAATTGATTATAAGGTCTAATCAGATTTTCAACATAACTGGTATCTCCATATTCATTATTATTGGAATATGATATATAAATTATCTGAGAATCCAAAAGAACTCTACGAAGTTGTGGATTATCTGGATATTGAATCCAAATCATGGTATTTGATATTGGATCAGTTGCCACTATTAAAGTTAATGGGTCAAGTGGAGCTAAATCGATGATGTTTTTTTGACGGTCATCATAAATGATTTCGAAAGCAATATAACCATCAATTAATAAAGTTTTAAGATAATTCCAAGCAACAACACCATCAAGAAAATTGAATTCGTTCATTATTCTATCGAATATTTCTTGATATTTTTGTCTGGTTGTATGATCGTAAGTATCAGGTAAATCCTTTACATAACAAAATTTATTATTATCATCATAAATAACACATTCATCACAAATTTGAATAATAAAATCTTTTATTTCATCCTTAATTGAATATTGTCTTAAAATTTTTCTTTTATCTAAGTATGTTCTATCTAAATAAGCTATTGATTTTTTATCAAGAAAACGAGCTATAGTTTTCTTAGTAAAAAGGTCATACATATTAGTACTCTGAGGATGATATAGTACATCACTCGTTTCCTCGTGAACACCCAAGGCATAAGCATTCTTGATTTTCATGTCATTATAATCAAGACCTCCGAAAACATTAGACAATCCTCTTAAAACTCTATTAAATATTGTCGGGTTTTGGTTTTGAGTATTTTGACTTGAATAATCACCTTTATAACTAGCCACATTTGAAAATTATTTTTTATATTTCAGTATCAACTGAATATATGGGTATATATTATTTTTAATTCGTCAAAAAGTTTAATCTTTAAATAGTTCAAAATGTGTTTCCAGTTGTCTAAGTTTTTTATACAACGCTTTTTCTTCACTTTCTAAATCATTCATGATTTTATCAAATGATTCTAATAATGTTTTTATTTTCTCTCTTTCGGAATCTATTTTTGAATCTTTATAAGTATCTATAATATTTCTTCTATTTAACAATTTACAATCAACAAACATAATTCTTTGTGCTATTGTAGTCGATATCGTATATAAATCTGGACTCCCAGACAAAAATCTATTTATTTTATCTGGGTCATAAGCCGTTAAACAATATTCATATCCACCATTCATTTTTAATAGATTATATAAACCATATGATTCAACTCTCAATGGCATTTCATTTAATACATTTTCACCTTTCAAATGTAAATCTTTATTTTTATCAAATCTATCTATATTGGCCCTAAATACCCTATCAAAAAGTGCGATTCTATATTTATACGGTAGATAATCTAAATTAATAGCAAACATTATCATTTTTTTATTCTTTGTATATCTTTGAACTATCTTTTCAGTTTCTTTAAATCCCAAAACATAGACAGGACACCATATTTTTAAAGATGGTACAAATTTTTTATCGATATATTTTTCTTCATAATATTTATCACTTATGTATTCATATTTCATCAAATAGAATTTTCCCGGTAATAATTTATTTGGTTTTGTAATCATCACCTCATGATTATTGTTGTTAACCAACTTAAAAAGAATATTAGTAGAGTCATACACGCAAGTTTTTAAATTCTTATTATATTCTCCCAACAAAGCGTAACATTCTTCTGAAAAAGTCATAATTAAAATAATTTTATTTTTGGATTATCTGGGTCTTTGAAAAATTCAGGAGTAATAATAAAAAATTCAATCCCCCTTCTATCACAAAATTTCTTTGCAGCTTCCCATTTAATGATATTTTTATGAAATGTTCTTAAAGCATATTCATAATTTTTTAAAGATTTAGCTGTTTTTGTTTTTGGTTCTTTTGGTGGTACTAATCCCTCATTTTTTGAACCCGGACTCCATTCACTCCAAGGTTTTATTTCCAAAACAACGATACGAGTAGTACCATCACTTCTTGTAAATTCACAATAAGCATCTGGATAATATCGATGTGTACTCCAATTACCATTTTCATTTATTTCATAAGGTATAGCCAAACCTTCTGATGACCATCTAAGAACTCTATTATTTGTATCTAAATAATAATATAATCTTTTTTCCCATGATGACCTAAAATAAATTCTTTCGAGATCACCTAAATATTTATTTGGATTGATACATTTATAAGTTCCCTGTTGATAATGTCTGTTATTAGGTACATGATTGTTTGGCATATGGAATTTTTATTTTTATATATTAAAAAATCCCTCTCCATCATTACATGAATCTAAACTGATAGTTGGTATACCCTCTTGACCTGTTTTTTTATTTAGGATTTTATTATATCCTTCGGCTGCACCTCTCTTAAATACTTCTGTAAAATATGGCATTGCAACCCTGAATCTTTTTTCATTGAAACTATACCAATTTATATACATATGCAACAAACCAGATTGACAACAATCATTCATATCATCTTCTGATTTATATCTATTTTTTAATTTTATAATAGTATTATCACCTATTAATTTAATCATTATTTCTGCTTTTTTGGTTAGTAATCCCTTCCCTTTGGATAAAACTATTTGATAATAAAAATCATCTTCATCAAGATATCCTTTTTTTGACATACTTTAGTTATTGTTTTTTAATAATAAAATAAAAAGGATTTTAAGGAATATAAAGGATTTTAAGGATTTAAAACTTTTTTAATTTTTTGACATATATTTCTATATATGTCATTTTTTGAATATTGTTTTAATTTTTTATGAAAAAAACCACCGATAAGAATAAAATGCTTATCGGTGGTCTAAAATGCCGTTAATTTTTTAACGTACTAAGGATTTCTTAAATTGAGTTTTTTGATCTTTAATTTTATTCAATTCTTGATAAAGTCCCTCTCTGTTTCTCAATAAATTATCAAATAAAAGTTTCAAATTACTATCTGATTCTAATAATGCTTTTTCATATTTCAATTCATCAATAGCATTAGTATTATCTAATATTTGAGATTCTATAACTTTTTCTTGATCTTCTAATGATTTAATTTTCTTTAATTCATCTGAAAGTTTATTTTCAAAGAAATAAGTAATATCAAAATCCAAATCTTTACGAATATCATTTATAAGTTCGGTAACAGATTCATAAGCATAAAAAGCACTTCCCGTTCTGGAGTCTTTTGAGTATAAATACATATTATCTTTATAATTGAACACATAACATTCTAAAGCTGGTTGTAATAAATTATGAACTTTCAAAGCTATATCCAATTCAATTAAATTAGAGATGTTTTCTTTTATGGCATTTGTCATAAGGAAATAATCTTTCTTCAAATAAGGAATAATAGGGGAAGCAAAAATACTTTCAAGTGTGGTTTCAGGATCTAATTTATCCTCATTTACATAAATTGATTTATCATTTTTTGTAGAAATACCTAATGTGATATTTTCATCCACTTTAATAATAAATTTATCCTTAACAATTTCACCTAATGTAAGAGCCTGTTCTAAGATTCTTAATTCTCTAACTCTTTCTTCTTCTTTTACATAATCTTCAACTAAAACTTGTTTGATTCCTTGGTCATCAATCATAAACCATCTGTCTGCTATAAAGGCCATATAACCATTTTCTACTTTTTCTACTAAAGTAAATATTTTTTCACCTTTTCCAGAATTTGACATATTTTGAATATCAAGAGGATTCTTGGTTAAATTCCAAACGAACTTCTTAATTTCTGGCACCCAATCCCAAAGTTTTAATTCATGTAAGATTTGTTCCATTCTTGTATTATCATCTGGTAATTGAATAATTTCCAAAATAATATTCAATGGATGACGATATAATTCACCCTGATTGTTCCTTTCAACTCTCTTATAAAGGTCTTTTAATTCATAAATAAGATTAAAGGCTTTCATTTCTTGGTCAAATGATTCTAATAATCCTTTTACATCAGCATCATAAGTGTAAGGAAATAATCTTTCTTTTAAACCTTTTTGAATTTCTATTTCTGAAAAATTATCAAAATTCAAAAGGAATGATTCTACAATATTTGATATTTCCTGTTGTTCGAATACCAAACCTTGTTTAAAATTAAACAATTCCATCTTTAATTTTTTCATATTCTTTTTGTTATTTTTTAGCAATCTTTTACATTTTGAAAAAATTGAACACAATTCAAATAGTATATATTAAGATGTAAAACTGGATTTTTTCTAATTATTCTTCTTCCATATAATCATCTATATCAGAATAATTTATTTCCAATACATAATCATATGTATTTCGAAGTTGTTCTAAGATATCATCAATGACATCTTCTCTATCGAATCTTTCATTCTCTAAATCGTAAGGGACTGGACCTTGGACTGATTCTATATGCCAATTAGAATTCTTGAATATACGAATAACAAATTTATTTATTGTATTTTCATCTTCGTGTTCTTCTAAAAAGACATAGTATATTTCATCTTTGTACATAGGTGGATGTCATTTTTAAAACATATATATTTAAAAAAGAAGTCCAAAAATATACTTTATTTGAATTTTAATACTGGTGGAATATAACTCACAATTACCATTGTGCCTTGTTCATTGATTTGTGGTTTGATACTATAACTATTAAATTTATAATTCATCCAACCATTATTCTTCAAATATCTCAAAAGATTTCTAATGTTTATATTATCGGGGGATTCCGACAATTTAATTCTTAAACATTTTTCAAATTGATCATTATTGATAATAATGGATTCAAAATCCTTGAACCTCGTTGAGGCTTCACTCATATAAAAAATTATTTTTGTTTAGGATTTACACAATTTTATAATTTTGTGTAATAGAATAATATTATTATATATTATTTTTCCTAAATAGTTTTTACGGATGTGGTGGTGTAGTAAATGATGTTTCACTACCATATCCAGTTCCGACAAGATTTGTACCATATACTCTAAGATAATATGTGACTCCATATGATAAACCAGTTACATTACTGGTGAATACACCCAATCCGGATCCATCAACAGTATGAGGACTCGATGTTGTAGGATTGTGAGAAGCCGACCAGCAAACAC